GGTGTGCAATGACGGCTGTCTTTATCTCGGCCATCGTTCCCTCACGATTGCGCCAAACGCGGCAGATACGGCGGATTGCACTTTATCCGCATCTTCCTCAGCAGTTGGTCGAATGAACGGCTTGGCCCGCATCTTGTAAGTTCCGTATTCCAGGTAAGGTGCATAAAGCGTCTCCGGGCCAACTTCATCCACGACGTGATTGTCGTCTGCTTCAATGATATGCGGTTGAATAGAATTTTTTGTCGCCGCAGTATCCACAGGGACCCGCATTCTCTCTCCGTTTACCACGACGTAAGCCCCGGCTCCCTCGATATCCAGTAAATCCTGCTTGCCGAAACCGATCTTTTTCAGAGCGATTTTGAGTTGCGTATCGTCAACAGTCATTTTTACTTTCATACAACCACCGCCTTCAATGCGCAGGCATACCCGAATACGTCCCTGTTTCGGATCCCGAATATCTCGTATTCTTGGCATGGATCAATGTTGTTACCAAAACGACTGGTCAACTTGAACCGGTTGCCTTTGGTCGGATGTGCTCGTTCAAATCTAACTTCCGCCTCCAGCTGCTCCACGTCAACGTAAGATTTCCATGCTTCGGTGTTTGCTTTGTCAGTGAAAGCACAGGCCAAAGGTATTTCACTGATTGTGACAACCGGATTGTTATATTCGTCGTATGTCCCATCTGGAACGTCAATAAGTAGATATCCAAAGTCAGAGTATTCCAACGTTTTTACGTTGCGCTGGAGTTGAGCGGCTAGGCGGGAATTCATCAACATTAGGGCGCGCCTCCGCTCGGATCATCATAATGAAGCCCATCAGAATTTACAGTGTCGTTGTATTCGTAACTATCCGCCCGGTGCGCGTGCTTGATCGTTGATTTTGCCGTAGCGGTATAAATGCCGTATTCCTGCTGCATCTGTTTCAATAATGTTTCATATCCTATCCGAGCTTCGTTGAACGTGACAGAATTACAGTCCTGGCGGAAGTTTGGGGTGCTGAGTTGGGTAATGATGTATTTGATGCAAGCGATAACAGCTGAGCCGACCGATCCGTTCGTGATGTAATACTGGATCGTCTCGTTTTCGAGATAATGGCCGTCTTCGTGATTGTCGCCAATCTTGAAGCGCACGATATCTACGTCAGTTGTAAGAGAAGCGTCAAAAGAATAAGTCATATTTCACTCATAAACCACTGTGGCATCTAAGCTGTTTCCGGTTGTGATCAAAATAAGGCCAGTGTTGAACGCAAGATCAAAATCCCATGTTCCAGGGGCGGAAAGCGATGTGGTGATAATTCCAATAACGGGCGTTGCGCCGGTAACATTGTCAACAATCGTTATGTTCGTTCCGGACGTGTTATTGAAGATGATCTTATGCAGAACCCCGGACGAAAGTTTTAGAACGTGGGTTGCCGCATCTCCGGATATGTGATAATAGATCGGCTGCGTAGAATATTTACCAAGCCTGTAAATAGAGGCTGTCCTGATAGAATTTGTTACAGAAGCTCCCAGAACGGATGAATTCAGGCTGTCTGCAAAGATATGCATAGCCATTGTGTTCGCCCAGGTCGTTGTTATAGCAGACATCTTGTGAAGCAGAACGCCGCCGACCATGTACCATACAGTTGAGTTGGTCCAGTAAATCTCATAAGTCGTTGCGTAAAGCGTTGGAACGTACTGACCAAGATATCCGTTGAACGTGGTAACTTTGGTCGCAGAGCCGCCTTTGCAGGTATTGACGGAAAATTCCGTCCCGTCAAGCTGGAACCAGGCTCCGTCAGTGATAGTTGGCATGGATGCACCATACCCTACACCCCAGCGGCGTCTGTTATTGGCTGTACCTATATCTCCCAAACGCTGAACCGTTCGGTATCTTACCGAGCTTCCAGATACATATCTGGACCTGCGCACAGAATAAATTGAGGCCGTTGCGCCACTGGACGATCCTGAAATCATCAGAACTTGGGAACCAGATTGAGCTACTGAAGCAGCAGAACCAGAGTAAGCGGCGGCCCAGAATTTCGTATCGATTACATCGCCTTCGAATCCAGCGCCGACCAACCTGACTGGTTCAATCGTGCGCAGTTCCCCCATTGGAGTGTTATAGCCGACGAAATCGTAATCATCAGAAATAGCAACCTTTAGGGAACCTCCGTTTGTTGCCCCAATATCTGTGACAACTTGGGTAGGTTTTAGTGCCCTCATCCTGGACGTAATGCTCATTTCTTTCTGAATTGTAATGCTCGTTATTCCAACCGTGTTGGATGTAAGGAATGAGAATTTTACAGCGACGCAAGCTGTCGGAGGAAATGAGTATAATTTCGTGCCATAGGCTGTAGAGTTGGCGCTGTCGTCATAGGTATATCTGACAGATTCGTCACTTCCTAGAAATTCTATTTTGACATTGCTGAATGTTTTTCCAGACGAACATCCAATACCAATCGCATTCATATAAGTCGCGCGGAAGAAATAGAATAATAAAACTTTCGGATTTGTAGTGGTATCGTTATAGATTTCGGTATGTAAATCTTCGAACGGAGCAAAGATACTTCCGGTCCATCCAACTTTCGTTGAATAATCCGGATCAATATCTTTGGAATATACGCTGTCGCCATCGACGGCAATAGGATACTGTGCGCTAACGTCAGTTATCCCGTCCGCATAGACCAACTGCATCCGACCGTCTACATTCTGCACAAGGCTCATCAGATTTCCTAAACGTCAACCTTGGAGATGATGAATTTTAGCATTTCCATCACAGAACCGGCAGACGCGGAAGTTACGGATCCGGAATTGAATCCTGTGCGCAGCATATCATCAAGGCAGGAATTAGCCGCATCCGGTACGCCAATCAATGACTCGATAGTCTTGAAATTCGTGCGCGTGGAAGGGTCGCCCAAGTCTGTCTGCAAGGCGGTCACATCGGCTGCTGGGGAAAGAGAACCGGTTAGATTCTTTACGATGCTCATGCCACATCGCCTTTCAGCGTGTAGGTTGCCGCAACTGTCCCGGTGGGTGTACCATCAGCGCAGGACTGCATGAATTTGACAAACTCAACCCCAGACACGTCCATGACGATAAAGTGATTACCGGAAGCCGTCATGTAATACGTGTTCGCAGTTACCGTCTTTGCGCCAGCCGCCGCAGACCAAGACTGATCCTGGTAAGCTGTCCCGCCAGTAGAATACATGACGTAAGGTGTGATAATCAGGCCTGTTTCGTCGCCATTTACGTAATCCAGAAAGAGCGTGATCGTGTTATACCCTGCGCATTTTATTTCTGCACCCATAATTGTAGGCGTAGTCTTTGTCAACACCGTTGCTGTTTGCAAAACTCCTCTTGAATACATCGGCATATCAGACCTCCTTGTGTTTGCGAGGACGGCGTACTTTTACGGGTTCATCTTCCGGTTCAAGGTCGCTTTCTGTGAACGGGATTTCTGCATCAGGAATGTATTCAGGCTCTTTTGGGGGTTCCTGCTCTTTTACTTCCACGATTTCTTCGATATCCCCAACCCTGAGCATTTCAGATATGCTATTCGGTGTGAGTAATTCGTCAGGAACAATCTGACCGATTGCATAACTGCGCCCTGTTCTCATGCTCTGCATGCCTCTTTTGAATGAGTACATATTTACCTCTTGCAGAGAGGGCGGACTTTCATCCGCCCTTCTCATTTTGATTAGGATTCGGCTACAGCGACAGCCATCAACCCACTGGTCGTAGACGTCTTGGTGTCGGCGACGTAGGTGTAAGACAACTGGTCAGACACAGCCGTGATCTTGACGAACAGGTTGTTGTTTCCACGGAAGATGATCTGATGATAGGCGTTCGTTGCCCCATCCACAATCGCATAAGAGAGCGAAGCATTTCCGAGGTTCTGGAACAGACAACTCTCAAATTGAAGTTGCCAACCTTCGGATGTTATTGCGCCAATGTAGACAGGCACATGAGCAACCTGATCAGACCAACTCTGGAATTCGCAGTCAATGAATTTCAGACTGTTCGCAGCGGTTGCCAACCAAAGCCCGTAACTTGCCGCAGATCGAACGTTTGTGATCTGGCCGATACTGCAACGCACGAAGGCATTTTCAGAACCGGTTACTTCTAAAGCCCAAGATGCCGCCGTAACGGAAGTCGGGTTCATGAAGAAGCAGTTATCGAACCTATTGCGAAGGCCGGAAACGACCGCCGAACCGCACGCACCGGATGCTTTTTCGTTGTTGAATTGAATGTTTTTGAACACGCACCCGCTGCCAGAAATCGTCATGGCCTGGGTGAGTGCAGTTGCGGCCAATGCAACCACACGGCAGCGCTGGCCT